AAGTAAAGCAGGGAGCTTCGGCTCCCTGTCATTTATGGGGCTTTGATATGAGATTGCAAACAGTATCCCAGACAGGCGTTGGATCAAGCAGCCCAATAGTCATGAACTTAAATGCCACCCCATTTAACGTGGGCTTTGGTGTTATTAAGACTGGCACGGTTGACTATACGGTTCAGCACACTTTTGACGACCCTGCGGTTGGTTTTACGACATGGTTTCCTCACCCAACGGTAGCGGCTCAGATCGCTAATGCCGATGGGAATTATGCCTTCCCAGTAACAGCGATTCGTGTAACGATGAACTCTGGCGATGGCACTGTCACGCTGAAGTTGATTCAAGCTGGTATTGCGTAATGGCTGGCGGCGTTGGCTTCGAAGAAGTAGCGAACTTCGCTAACACTTTCCCGGGTGTTGGCACGGGAGTTGTTGCTGATGCCAGCGCTGGTAACGGCAGTGATGTAGGTGGACAGTCGGTGATTGTCCGAGGCCCAGTTGCAGGTGGCCCGTTTTACATCCTGATGGAAAGTTCTGGTTACGTTCTGCAAGAGAACGATGACAAGATTGAGTTGGAGTCCTAAATGGCAGATACCAAAATCTCAGCAATGACGGCGGCGGCTCTGCCATTAGATGGTACAGAGTTAGTTCCCGTCGTTCAGAGCGGTGACAACAAGAAGACAACCATCGCAGACGTTAACGCTTACAACCGTGCGTATGGAGCTTGGAGCGACAGCACCGATCAAACAGGTAGTGCAGTCGCTGGCGTGGCGATGACTTTCAATACGCAAGACATCACCGATTCAATCACTTTAGTCAACAACAGCGAACTGACTGTGCCAAACACAGGCATCTATGACTTGCAGTTTAGTAGTCAGTTTAAGAATACCGATAACGCTCAGCACGAGGTAACTATTTGGTTCAAGGTGAACGGTGTCGATTTGCCTAACTCTGCAACTATTGTCACGGTTCCTGCAAGAAAAAGCGCAAGCATTTTTGGTTACATGGTGGCTGCTTGGAACATTTTCCTTAATTTGAACTCAAGCGACTATGTAGAAATCTATTGGTTGAAGAGCGATGCTACGGTAACTATGGAAAGCCTTTCCTCAACAGCGTTGCATCCTGCCATTCCTTCAGTAATTGTTTCTATGCAGCAGGTGGCATGATGCCAGCCAAGTCGAAAGCTCAGTTCCGCTTGATGAAGGCGGCTCAGTACAACCCAAAGATTGCCAAGAAGGTTGGTATATCTGAGGATGTGGCTAAAGAGTTCACTGAGTCTAACGTCGGTAAGAAGGCTTACGGCAAGCTGCCAGAGGCTAAAAAAAATGGTGGCGTATCTTTAGCGATTGGTCGCGGTGAGAAGTTGCCTGCAGAGCAGGGCGCTGGACTAACAGCTAAGGGTCGGGCAAAGCTCAACCGTGAGACTGGCAGCAATTTGAAGGCTCCGCAGCCTGAAGGTGGTAAGCGGAGGGATTCTTTTTGTGCGCGTATGGGTCCTGTTGCTGAGAAGAGTGAAAAAGGTAGTCGAGCGCGTGCTTCAATGAAGCGTTGGAATTGTCCCGGTTGGTAAGTTAAGGAGAAGATTATGAGCAGTTATGATATTCGCGGTATGCAGGCTAGTGGTATGACCACTCAACAAATTAATGATTTTATTAAACAAACCGAAGCAAATTTGCGTGCGAAGGATGTAAGAAGCCAATTTAATCCGAAAAATGTAGGCACTTCGTCTGTTAAAACTTCAGTGAAGCAGCCCGTAAGGCAACCCATAAAACCGCCGACAATGTCGCCTGTAAAGCCTGCGGCAAAGCCTTATGTTTACAGCGCAAGGCCTAGTCTGTTTCCTCATATTGATGGCATGAAGAAAAAAGGCGGAGAGGTTAAAAAATATGCTAAAGGCGGCAAGATCAACCTAGATGCCTGCGGCGTATCAACTGCTCAGAAGTCAAAAAGTTCGCCTAAATGGTGAGGTAAGCATGAAAAAGGCTAAAAAGATGGCGGTGGGTGGACTAAGCAGCCTTGTGACTGAGGGTGAGCAATCATCAGTAACTGTTCCCGGCAGCACTGCTGGAAATTTAGGTGCAATGGGTGACCGCCTAGCTCAGTCAACGCAGTTTGCGCCTGCTGATAATGAGTTTCGTCCGTACTCAGAATCAGCGCAGGGTACGTCTCAGGCGACTGGGCAAGCCATGAAAAAGGGCGGTAAAGCTACTACCAAGATGTCTACGGGCGAAAAAAGATCATCTAAATGCCCAAAGTGGTAAGGAAAACAGATGGCTTACTCTGGAACTGTCGGTCAAACGGTCATTTCGGTGCAAGATTTGATCGATCACGGAGCCCGACGCTCAGGAAAGTTGGCTGAAGAGCTGACTTCTGAGCAAATCTACGCTTCCAAGCAGTCACTTTTCTACCTTTTGTCCAATTTAGCCAATATCGGCATCAATTATTGGGCGATTGGGCAAGAAGTTATTGGTCTAAAGGCCGATCAGTACATTTATGAGCTGCCTTTAGGCGGCATCGACGTTCTAAATGCCAACTATCGCACGATGAATCGGCCTTCTGGTAGTTATTCGGCTTCTTCGGGTAACGCGGCGAACGCTTTTGACAGCAACATCAACACGGTTTGTATCCAAACTTCCCCTAACGGCAACATTTCGGTGAACTATGGCACTGATAACCCTGTGTACGCTGGCTCTATTGGTATTCTTCCGGGAGTGTCAGGAAGTTTTCACATCCTTTTTGAGACCTCAAATGATGGCTCAACGTGGACGCTACTCGAAGACACCGGAGTAGAGACTTGGGTCGATAACGAGTGGCTCTGGTATCAAATAGACCCCGGCGCGAGTAAGCAGTATTACCGTATGCGTGAGACTGGCGGCAATACGCTGCAGGTTCGTGAGTTCTACGTCGGCAACAACAGCCGAGAAGTACCGATGGCGCGTCTAAATCGTGATGATTACGTTTCGCTGCCGAATAAGAACTTTACTGCTAACCAGCCGTATCAGTTCTGGTTCAACCGTACTATCCCAAGACCGCAGATTAATCTCTGGCCTGTGCCTAGCGACCCTTTTGTTCAGATTGTCGTGTACTACTCGCGGCAGATTATGGATGTTGGGGCGTTAAATGGGCAGCTAGAGATACCTGATCGCTGGTACTTAGCTATTCAGAACATGTTGGCGCATCAGATGTCGATGGAGTTGCCGGGCATTGATATGGCGCGGATTCAGTATTTAGAAGCGCAGGCAGAGAAGTACCTGATGCTGGCTGAGTCTGAAGAGCGCGACAAGTCGCCTGTGTACATGGCGCCGAATATCGCCGTTTATTCGAGATAACTATGCCCAGATTTCTCGACACTCGGGGTTATTCGGACATTGCGATTGCAATCTGCGATAGGTGCCGTATGAAGCGTCCTCATGCAGATTTACAGAAAGATCCGAACTTTCCGGGTCTTATGGTGTGTAGTCTTGGATGCAAAGACCAGTTTGACCCATATCGTTTGCCCGCGAGAAAGACAGAGCGCATTACGATCCGATTTCCTCGGCCTGATGCGAATATTGCGGTTGATCCAAATGATATTATTACAACAACTGGGTTTGTCATATCGACTAATCAGAATACAGATGATCCAGAGAACAACGGCAATCTGGATGTGATTAGCACAACGTAGGGGAAAATCTTGGCGCAAGTGACGATCACCCAATTACCTGCCGCTCAGCCGCTGACTGGCACGGAGTCGGTGCCGATTAGCCAGAATGGTCAGACGGTACAGACAACTGTCGCGGCGATTGCTAATTCGCCAACCCAACAGCAGACGTTCATTACTGTTAACCAAGAAGTAACGCTGCCTAACTCGCGCAGTTTGCAGGGGGGTACAGGCGTAGGGCTAACGGATACCGGAGCTCAGGGGTCGATTACAATTTTCCTGAACGCAGCCTCTGGAAGCCTTGAATCTTCTACTAATGGGATTGTCGCCAAGACCAGCGGCAGTACGGTTACAGGAAGGACGCTTACAGGCTCTGGAACGGGCGTTACAGTCACGAACGGCGATGGGGTGGCAGGTAACCCTGTCATTGCTCTAACGGGGCCTGTAGGGACGATTAACGGCCTTAGCGGGTCTGGTCTGTTAACGCTGCAAAATGGTGCATCTGTGGGTTCTGTGTCTATTCAAGGCACAGCCAATCAGATTGACGTTGCTAATAGCAATGGCCTATTGGGTAACCCCACAATATCAATTGCAAGTAATCCGGTTATTCCGGGCGTTGGGGGCATGGTCATCCCTGTTGGAACAACGGGGCAGCGTCCTAGTGGCACAAACGGTCAGATTCGGTATAACTCAACGACTAATCGCTTTGAGGGTTATCAGAGCGGTGTTTGGGCAACTGTTGGCACGGGCGATGGCACGGTTCAGTCTATTGATGTATCTGGTGGCACGACTGGATTGACAACCTCTGGTGGGCCAGTAACCGTATCAGGAACGATTACTTTAGGCGGCACTTTAGCGCTGACTAACGGCGGTACGGGGCAGACAACCGCTCAGGGGGCGATGAATACGTTAGCTGGTGCGGTGACCAGCGGACAGTATTTACGTGGAGACGGGTCTGACGTAGTCATGTCTGCGATTCAAGTCGCAGATGTACCCATTCTCAATCAGAACACGACAGGCCAAGCGGGGTCAGTAGCCAACTCGGTTACCTTCAACAGTACGGGTGGCGCTGCGCCGGGAACTACTTATAACGGTTCGGTTGCTCGGACGATTGATTACAGCACTGTGGGTGCTCCAAAGACGGATGGTACGGGAGCCACTGGCACTTGGTCGATCAATGTTACTGGCAGCTCATCCACCGCGACTACGGCAACGAATTTAGCGGGTGGCGCGGCTGATCGTATAGCGGTGCAATCGGGCGCAAATACCACCACGTTTATTGTGGCGCCGACCGCTACCGATCAATTCCTGAAATGGACGGGTTCTGCATTTTCATGGGTAACTGCGCCCGGCGTTGGAACGGTAACGTCGGTAGACGTATCTGGGGGTACTACTGGACTGACCACATCAGGCGGTCCCGTTACCACTTCGGGTTCAATCACGCTTGCGGGAACATTGGTCGTTGCAAATGGCGGTACTGGGGCGACTACTTTAACTGGTTACGTTAAGGGTAATGGCACTTCCGCAATGACTGCGAGTGCCACCATTCCCAATACTGACATTACTGGTTTGGGCACGATGTCTACTCAAAGTGCCTCATCGGTGGCGATCACTGGCGGGAACATCAATGGAACAACGATAGGCGGAACGACTCCGGCTGCGGGTACGTTTACGTCGGTTGCGATGACTTCGGGAACGATTACTACAACCCCGACCAATGGCAATGACATCGTAAACAAGACGTATGCAGACTCTATCGCGGCGGGTATCAACTTCCATCAGTCGGTTAAATATGCGACGACTGCCGCTTTGCCTGCGGTTACTTATAACAATGGAGTAAGTGGGGTTGGCGCTACTTTGACGGCGAATGCCAATGGAGCGCTGACGATTGATGGTTATACGTTTACGTCACCTGCGGATAACGGCACCCGGATTCTTGTCAAAAATCAGGCGTCTCAACTTCAGAATGGCGTTTATACACTGACTCAAGCGGGCAATTCATCGCCCGGTGCGCCTTTTATTCTGACTCGTGCTACCGATTTTGATTCAGCGGGATCTGGCGTCGATCAGATTGATGCGGGTGACTTCTTCTTAGTCACCGCAGGAACTGCTAACGCGAATACCTCATGGGTTCAGCAAACCCCACTGCCCATTACGGTTGGCACAACTGCGATTGTATTCAGCCAGTTTGGCGCTCCATTGGTTTACAGCGCAGGAACGGGGCTTACTGAATCACCTGCTTATACTTTCAACATAGCGACTACTGGTGTTAGTGCGGCGACGTATGGTTCAGCCAGTGCAGTTCCAGTCATTGGGGTTAATGCGCAAGGTCAGATTACGAGCGCGGTAAACACCAACATCGCTATCAACGGTAATCAAATCACTTCCGGAACCGTGGGTAGCAGTTATATCAGCGGTTCGTACACCGGAATTACTGGCGTAGGTACGCTGACTGCAGGCACTTGGAATGCAACCACGATAGCGGTTGGTTATGGCGGTACGGGGTTAACTACTTATACCAACGGCGACCTAATCTATGCCAGCGGCGCGACAACGCTTTCAAAGCTCGGATTGGGTTCTTCTGGTCAAGTGTTGACCGCAGGTGTTTCAGCGCCGACGTATGTAGACCAATCAACCTTGTCTGTAGGGTCGGCGACTAACGCGACTAATACTACGAATATCTCGGGTGGAACGGCTAATCAGATCCCAGTACAGACGAGTGCTGGCGCGACTTCATTCATCACAGCGCCTACGGTCACCAGTACATATCTGCAGTGGAACGGTACGGCTTTTGTGTGGACTGCGGCGGGTATTGGATCGGTAACATCGGTCGATGTCTCAGGGGGTACGACTGGGCTGACTACTTCAGGTGGTCCGGTCACGACTTCGGGCACGATCACGTTAGCGGGTACGTTGTCGGTCGCTAACGGCGGGACAGGCCAGACTACATATACCGATGGTCAGTTGTTGATCGGAAATAGCACTGGCAGTACATTAACAAAAGCGACGTTGACTGCGGGTTCGGGTATCAGTATTACGAATGGATCTGGATCAATCACCATTGCCGCGACGGGCGGCGGTGGAGGTGGCGGCAGCAATGCATTTGCATGGTTTATTAATTAAGGGCGGTAAGACATGGCTACGCTTATTCTTGATGCAACAAATAAAAGTATAGTAGTGACCTTATCAGGCACTGTTGCGACGACTCAGCCCGACTTTACTGCTGCTTATGCTGACAATACGGGTTCAGCATTCACTGAGGGCGCGAACGACGGTGCAACGAATAACACGACAGAGGTGACTGTCGTAGCGGCTCCTGCGGCGGCGACTCGTCGGATCATCAAGTACATCACGATTGAGAACCGAGATACTGCGTCGATCACCTTTACGCTATCGTACAAAAACAACACCACGTTACGCACGATTGCACAGGTTACGTTAGCTTCAGGGGATACATGGACTACTGAAGGGGCGTATGACACTACAGGCGCTTTAAAATCGACTATTGGAACTGCTACAAACACCACGAATATTGGCATTACTAATGACACATCAACCAATGCCACGATGTATCCAACTTGGGTCACTGGAACGTCAGGGTTTCTTCCAGCCAAAGTGACTTCTACGAAATTAACTTTTAATCCGTCAACCGGAATACTGACCGCAACGGGTGGTATTTCAGGCGGTACATTCTAAGGAGGAAAAATGGCTGCTTCTGGCGCAACACCGATTCAACTGTACTACAGTACATCAGCTTCTGCTGTTCCTACAGCAGGCAATCTTCTGCCCGGAGAATTAGGGCTGAATATTGCCGATATGAAGTTATATTGTGAAAATTCTTCAGGGGTTGTCACTTTATTGGCTTCAGCAGCAGCGGCTTCTGGTGGTTCTGGTGGTACGGGTGGAAACATCTTTCTTAACAATTTGTTCGGAGGTTTTTAATCATGGCTGTTACTTCTACTCCAGTATTTCCGCAAACACCTAACACGGGTGCTTTAAACGCGGTTTTATCGACCGCGATGACTAACACTAAGGCATTTGACGGTACCGAAACTGCTGGTACTGCTATGGTGTTGGCATTTACTGCTGGCGCTGATGGTGCGAGAGTTGATCAAGTGGTATGTCGTTTAGCATCGACTAACGGCGCGACGGCTTCAGGCACATCAAATGCTACCGTAGTCCGATTTTGGTTGAACAATGGATCGGCGAACACGACTGCGGGAAACAACATATTTTTGGGCGAAGTTGCGGTACCAGCTACTGCCGTGACTGCTCTCGGCACCTCGGCGTTGACTGTGTATTCGTTGACTCTTCCTGTAGGCGGTTTGAATATACCAGCGACATATCGTATTTACGCTGGTACGACGGTTGCTGCTGGTGGCACTAATATCGGCATCGCGGTCAGTGCGTTTGGAGGTAACTACTAATGAATTCGGTACAGACAGGTTCATTCAATCTAGAGGTTACGGGGTACAGAGATGTGCCTCCGTCCACTACTCAAACACAGCTTAACTTGGGAGACAATGGGCGAGTTCTGTCTGTATCCGGCAATGTGATCATTCCGAATGGTGTGTTCAGCGCTGGTAATGCGGTGTCGGTTTATAACAATTCGTCATCCGGTGTTTCGTTGGTGACGACGGGTACGCAATCGATACAGACTTGTTACATTTCGAGCGTTGACACCAATAGAGGTGGTAGCAGTGGTGTTAACTTAACATTAGCGGCTAGAGGCCTTTGCACGATACTGTTTTTATCACCAAATAGCTGCGTAGTGACGGGGAGTGTAAGCTAATGGGAGGCATAACTACGACGCTATTCCAGCGTCCACGCGACCCTCAGTACAATCTGACGACGCTGCTGCTTCCCGGCAACGGCACGAACGGAACGCAGAACAACACATTCCTAGATTCGTCTAGCAACAACTTTTCCATCACGCGCAACCCAAGTACGGGGCCTAACGCCCCTACGCAGGGTACGTTCACGCCGTTTAGCCAGACGGGGTGGGGAAACAATTTTAATAGCGCAACAGCAGACTGGATAAATTCATCAAGTGCAGCTTCCCCTTCTGGGACGGAAGACTTTACGGTTGAATGTTGGTACTTCCCGACATCAAAAACTGTTAGTTTTCCTGCTATATTTTCAACAAACTCAACCTATAATGTTAATACAACATTGAATATTTATGATAGGCATGATGCTTTTAGCACCAAGTTTTCTGTATATGGAGCTGGCGTAAACGGAATAGCGAGTACAACGTCTGTAGTTAACGGCGTTTGGTATCACATCGCTGTTACAAGGCAGAATGTCGCTGGAACGTACACCCTTCGATTATTTGTCAACGGTGTTTTAGAAGCATCATCAACATCAGCAAGCGGAAATTTATCTTCAAATGCTTGTTACATAGGGCGGGCAGATACGGCATCACTTGCCTCAACTTATTTAAATGGGCAAGTCAGTAATTTTAGAATAACTCGCGGCGGCGCTTTATATATAAATAACTTTACGCCAAGCACAACACCATTAACTACAACTGTTAGCGCAGGTACCGTGTCGTTTCTTGCTTGTCAGTCAAACCGTTTTGTTGACAACAGCGCAAATTCTTACGCTATTACCTTAAGCGGCACCCCATCCGTCCAAGCCTTCAGCCCATTTGCTCCATCAGGCGCATACACCACGACTGCTGTAGGGGGTAGTGGGTATTTTGATGGGACGGGGGATTTTTTGAGTTTTACCCCTACAAACTTTAACCTTGGCACAGATGCTTTTACTGTGGAGGGGTGGGTATATTTAAGGGCATATTCTTTTGGTTCAGTCATTTCTTCATTTAGCTCTGCGTCAGGAGTGGGCTTTAGTTTATCCATTAATAATTCGGGTATCCCAGAGTTTCTTATTGGTAATGGATCAGGTGTGGGAGCTGTGACAACTGTTTCAGGCACAACAGCATTGCCGCTTAATGCGTGGGTTTATTTAGCTGCCACTAAAACCGCTGGCTCTGGCGGCACGATGACGTTGTATGTCAACGGAAGCTCTGTTGGCACTCCGACTACAACTACTAGGTCTCTTGACCAAAATTTGGGGGTTGTTGCCAGATACTATACTAATCTTGCTGGAAACGAACTTAATGGATACATCGCCAGCGCTCGTGTTTCAAATACAGTAAGAACGATTACGGTTCCAACAGAACCATATACGTCTGACGCAAACACGCTCGTCCTTTTTAACTTTACCAACGCTGGCATCACAGACGCTACTGCCAAGAACGATTTGGAGACAGTAGGCAACGCGCAGATCAGCACGACGCAGAGCAAGTTTGGTGGTAGCTCGATGTACTTCGATGGTACGGGGGATTATCTAATTTTCCCGAACTCGCAAAACTTTGCATTAGGTTCGGGCGACTTTACCGTTGAAGCATGGGTATATGTAGCAGCGTCTAAACTTCAAGCAATTATGGACACGAGGGCTGTTAATAGCAATACAACTGGTATTGCACTTGCGATTGATGCAAGCAACTTCCCTTACGTTTACGTTAATAACGCTACCTTATTCACCAGTTCTACCGCAATTACCTTAAATACATGGACTCATTTGGCAATGGTCAGAAGTAGCGGAACTATCACTCTCTACATCAACGGCACGAAACCATCTACCGGCTCTGCGGCAAATACCACTAACCTTACAGATACTGCGCTTACTGTCGGGTCAGTTATTGATTACAGAGATACTACTGCGACGTTGCACTTTAATGGCTATATCGACGACCTGCGTATTACTAAAGGATTTGCCCGTTATACCGCGAACTTTAATGTACCGACTGTTGCTTTCCCGACCCAATAGGTGACTCATGCTCTACTCTAAAAACGGAAGTATTCCAAAGCCTACGACAGACGGTACAGAGGGATGGATTGAAGTGCCTGATGCGCCTGACGCGGGTGTGGGTCAGGAAGTGATATGGGTTTATCCGCCGGGGTGGATAGTGCGGGATGTGATGCCGCCGACCAGAGATGGGTATGTATGGATGCACTTTCTGGATCGCGGCTGGGTGGAACATGCACTGCCGGAGACTGTGGTAGAGCCGTCGGTTGGTGTGTCAAGCCTCACAAGCGGTGATATTTCTTCACTGGCAACAGCGCAAATTTCTGCTTTAGGCTGATTGGAATGTGGATCCATTAACTCTTCTGGCTGCTGCAAATGCTGCGGTCGCAGCGGTTAAGAAGGGATGCCAGCTAATAAGGAGCGGTGATGCTGACACTTATCTCTACCATCGGCGGCTACATAGTCGCTCTCTTCCCAAGACTGTTTGACATGATGCAAGACCGTGCGGACAAAAGGCACGAGTTGGACATTATGCAAATGCAGATGCGCCAGCAGTTAGCGCTGACCGAGCGCGGCTATTCACCGGCAGACAAGACTGAGGAAGTGCGCGGCAACGACGAGCAGGATCATCAGCAATACATGGCTCAGATGGGCATGATCTACAACAACCAAGAGAAACTGCTGGAGTCTTCTTCCCAGTGGGTTAAGGACATGACTGCGGCTACCCGTCCGTTCGTCACGTTTATCTTCGTGCTTGAGCTGGTGCTGATCAACCTGCTGACCATGTTGTGGATTTTCATACACGGTGACAAAGTGACATCGATTGGTGAGCTGATTCAGATCATGGAGATCGTGTTTGACGCTGATGAGATGGCGCTCTTAGGTACGATCATCGCCATGTGGTTTGGCTCCCGCGGCAACTCGAAAGCTGGAAAATGACTTATTCGTTATCAACTATGCTTGCCCACCTTTTTCCTTTTTCAATTAGGTAAATAAGACTTGGGCTGACATTAGCGATGATTGATAATGAATTTGCGCTGATGCCTTTTTGTAAAGCCTTTCTTATGTGTATAACTTGTTTTTGTGTGAGTTTATGACTTGGGTGATCTTCGCCGCGCAAATTTACTAAATTAGATGACCATTGATGTTTTGTATTTTCTGACAACGTAACCCACTCAAGATTTTCTGGTCTGTTGTCGGTTTTGATTCCGTTAATGTGATTTATTGATAGTTCGGGCTTGTATCCATCAACAAATGCCATGCCAATTAAGCGATGTACAAATACCTTTGGTCGTTTTCCATTAGCCTTTTGAGATACGATGAGGTAACCGCTTTGCGATAGGTGAGGGTTAAGTTTTATGCCTTTTTCTGTTCTTTGGTATTGTTGATTTTTATTTAATCTTTTTCTATTAATTGTCAATGTTCTATCTTTTGTAAAAATTTCTCCTGATTCAGAAACAACCCAAACAGCTCCTTTTTCATGTATCTCTATCGTTTTCATGGTGTATATAGTTTTGTTGGTCACCAATAGAGTGTAAAGCAAATGAAGCTAAACGACAACTGCAAAATCATAATTTCTCATCATGAGGGTATTAGGTATAAACCTTACCTTTGCCCAGCATTGCTTTGGACTGTGGGTGTGGGAAGGCTGATGTACCCTGAACAAGCGAGGCTTCCAATCGATCAACGTAAGGCATTTCCGTTGAAAAAAGAGGACAACCGTGTATATACAAAAGAAGAAGTTAATAACATGCTTGAGAAAGACCTACAGCGTTTTGTCGCTGGTGTTCTTCGTTACTGCCCTGACCATCTTAACGAAAATCGCTTGGGGGCGTTGGTCAGCTTTGCATTCAATGTTGGGCTAGGCACTCTCCAGCGGTCTACTCTGCGGCAGAAGCATAACCGTGGGGACTTTGAGGGGGCTAAGCAGGAGTTCCTAAAGTTCACCAAGGCTGGTGGCAAGGTATTGCCGGGGCTGGTAAAGCGTCGGAATGATGAGATAGCGCTGTATTTTGCGGAGCCTAAGTGAACCCCTACCTTATTCTTGCGGGCGTCCTAGCGGTCGTTTTAGCGGCTTCTGGTGGCTATTTTAAGGGGCAGAGCGATGGTGAGGCGGCTGTACATGCAGAGTGGGATGCGGAGCGTCTAAAGCAGCACGAAGCCCACGCTAAAGCTCTTCAGGAGGCCGTAGAGCGGCAGCAGCAGCTTCAGATGGGTGCAGACAAGCTAAGACAGGAGAAAGACCGTGAAACGCGTGATTTGGTTGCTCGTAATACCGCTTTGGCTAACAGCCTGCGCAACAGGCCGGAGCGCCCCACCCAAACCAGTGCCGTGTCCAATCCCTCCAGCGCTGGATCAAGTGCCTGTACCGCCCGAGAGCTTTACCGAGAGGATAGCGAAGTGGTTGTCGGGATCGCTAGAGAAGCCGACGAAATTAGAATCGCCCTCAAGCAGTGCTACGCACAATATAACGAAGTGAGGCAGAGCTATGAGCAGCGCCGTTAAGTCAGATCCTGCTAAGTGGAAGCGTATTGTTGCCTCTGTGAAAGCCTCTGGTAAGGGGGGTGATCCGGGGGAATGGAGCGCCCGCAAAGCTCAGTTAGCAACACAGAAATATAAAGCCTCGGGAGGGGGTTACAAAGGCGCAAAAAAGGCCGATAATTCACTTGCAAAGTGGACAAAAGAAGACTGGGGCACAAAGTCTGGTAAGCCGTCCACACAAGGTTCCGAGGCGACAGGCGAACGATATTTGCCGAAACAAGCCCGAGAAAAACTAACTCCTGCCGAGTACGGTGCTACGACCCGTGCCAAGAGAGAGGGTACACGACAAGGCAAACAATTCGTCCCGCAGCCTGAATCTATCAAGAAAAAGGTGTGGTAATGACGACAGCAGCCGTAATGACGTATTCGAGCTTGGTATCTGACATATCAAGTTACTTAGAGCGTACCGACCAAGCGACGCTGGAAAAGATTCCGACTTTCATCATGCTGGCAGAGCAGGTGATTGCTGCGGAGATTAAGTTTCTCGGCAACCTAACGCCGATGACATCTACCCTTGTAGCTAATCAGGCGGTCATAGACAAGCCTGCGCGGTGGCACAAGACTGTATCCATGAACGTGACCGTAGGCGGTGTCAGACAGCCTGTATTCCTGCGCAAATACGAGTATCTGCGTGAGTATTGGCCTGACCCTACAGACACTGGCGCCCCGAAATACTACGCAGATTACGACTACACCCACTGGCTAATCGCTCCCACCCCTGATGTTGCTTACAACTTTGAGGTGCTGTACTACGAGCGTATCCAGCCGCTAGATTCCTCGAACCAGACGAACTGGTTCACGATTTATGCACCGCAGGCGTTGCTGTATGGATCGCTACTCCAAGCAATGCCATTCCTCAAGAACGACGAGCGCATACCGATGTGGCAGGCTCAGTACGACAAGATCATGCAGGTCTTGAAGGCTGAAGACATCCAGCGTATGGGTGACCGTCAAGCCGTTGCATTGGATAGTTAATTATGAGCTACAACAGTCCTTTTACTGGGCAGGTAATCCAACCGACGGATGTTTCTTTCCGTGCGGTAACTTTATCTGCGAATACGCAGCTTCAGTGGCCTATCAACGGTAACGCCACGGATGACTATGCAGCTCGGATTATGAACGTCACGGCGACGACTTCGGGTCTGTCGCTGTACATGCCGCCTGCTAACCAAACCTCTGTAGGTAACGACGCTTTAATCCGTAACGTCGGTGCTAATACGTTTACCGTTAAGACTTACGACAACGCTGGCACGATCATCTCGGTTGCGGCTGGTGAGGCGAAGTACATCTACATCACGACAAACCCTGATGAAGCGGGTACATGGGGCGTCATTTCGTTTGGCGTTGGCTCATCTTCGGCAGATGCTGCAACACTAGCTGGCTATGGCCTGCTGGCCTCTGGGGTGACTCTAAATCAGTCCCACCCTGTCACGACGTTTAGCACAGATGCAACCGCAGGCGTTACTTACCGTGCGCAGACGTATGTGTGGACGGGTGGTGCTGGTACGTTAACTCTGGACACAGTAAGCAACCTCGGCAACAACTGGTTTGTGATGCTGAGAAACGCAGGAACTGGGGCGCTGACGGTAGCGGCTCAAGGTGGAACGCTGATTAACGGATCGGCTTCGATCATTATGCAGCCGACAGACTCTTGTATTGTGGTTTGTTCGGGAACGGCTTTCTACACAGTAGGCTTAGGCAAGTCTACGTTGTTCAACTTTACCCAGTTAACGAAAGATGTATCCGCTGGTGGATCGTTTACTCTGACCACTACCGAAGCCTCGAATGTCATTCAGAAGTACACAGGAACTCTAGCGGGTAACGCTACGGTGACTCTGCCTCCGACCGTACAGGTCTACTACATGGTCAACGAGGCCGTAGGTGGCGTTAGTAACTACGATGTGACATTCACTACTGGAAGCGGTAACAACGTCACTCTGGCTCAGGGCGAGAGCTCTATCCTCATCTGCGACTCAGCAAACTTAATTTCGGCAGTTACCGTTTCTGTAGGCGTAACTACTATTTCTTTACCGAATGGCACCGTATCTGCTCCACCGCTTAACTTTGCCAGCGAAGTTAGCACAGGTATTTACCGTGCAGCCGCTGGCGAAATTAATATGTCAATTCTTGGTTCTAATAAATTTACTCTTACTGCATCTGAATTGACTATAAACGGAGGGGTTTCGGCAACCACAGGAACATTTAGTGGCGCTGTATCTGGCACTACAGGAACATTCACCAGTGGCATTAGCGGTGGGACGTTCACATGACCGCAAAAGTATTTTCGTTAGATACACAGCCCGGCATACAGCGGGATGGAACTTATTTTGACAAAAACTTTTATGTTGATGGTCGTTGGGTTCGGTTTCAGCGAGGTCGTCCGCGTAAAATAGCGGGTTATCGGTCAATGACCAATCAGATACATGGTTTATCCCGTGGCATCTATGTCAATTCTGAAGATGGCGTTAATCGAATTTATAGCGGTTATTCTGCTGGTTTAGAGACGTTTTCTGTTGATAACAACGGTGTCGGTGCAGGGCTTACGCCCTTTACCTTTGGCGGCTCAATTCTTACCTTAGGGACACTTACTGGTGGTTCTTCATATACTAACGGCACCTATACAAATATTAGTCTTACTGGCGGTTCTGGTACTGGCGCTAAAGCAACGATAGTTGTGTCTGGTAATGCCGTCACGACGGTTACGATTACGACAAGTGGAATTTCTTATTCGGTTGGCGACTCTTTGAGTGCGCCAGCTTCAGCTATTGGCGGTACAGGTTCTGGGTTTTCGGTAAAAGTTGCGACGGTTCAATCAGGGTTTACATCAAGTAGCCTAAACCTCTGGCAGTTTGATGCGATGTACGATGCGGCAGGGTCGTTTAACACTTTGTTGTTAGCACACCCCGGTCAGAATTTAGCGCAGATTGATAGCACTGCTGTCACCCCTGTATTGAGCGCTTCTGTTTTAGGGTCGGTGACAACCCCCTTAAAAGACATTAATGGGGCTAATCCTACGGGTAACCTTATTGAGGTCTCTGGGGGTGTAGTAGTTTTGCACCCTTATGTGTTCGTTTATGGGGATAACGGCCTGATTAAGAACTCAGCGGCAGGCGATCCGTTTGATTGGAACAGCGCGGAGTCTAATGAGGTTTCTGCGGCCTCTACAAAGATCGTGAAGGGGTTGCCTGTTCGGGGTGGTTCTAACTCCCCATCGGGTTTATTTTGGTCTTTGGACTCACTTATTCGTGTTTCCTATGCGCCACAGTCTTTAGGTGTTGCGGGTACGGGTAACTGGGCTCCATCTACTTACTGGCGCTATGACACCATTTCTACGCAAAGTTCTATTCTTTCTTCTCAGTCTGTTATTGAATATGACGGTATTTATTACTGGGCTGGAGTTGATAGATTTCTTCTATATAACGGGGTAGTTCGAGAGATCCCCAATTCGATGAACCAGAACTACTTCTTTGACAACCTGAACTATGCTCAGAGGCAGAAAGTCTGGGCGACTAAAGTGCCGAGATTTGGCGAGATTTGGTGGTTTTACCCTCATGGGGACTCGGAAGAGTGCAATAACTGCATCATCTATAACGTCCGCGAGAATACTTGGTATGACGGTGGATTTAGTCCGGGCGCTGCTAGATCTGCTGGTTACTTTTCTCAAGTGTTTCGTTATCCCGTGAACGCAGGAACTAACCTGACGATTGAAGAGCCGATCTTTTCTGCGACGATTGACACCACGAACGGCAACGCTGACATTGAGATGGCTGAGACAAATCAGATTGCACTCAATCAGGTTGTGGATTCTGCCAGTATTCCATCTGGGGCATACATTATTGCTATAGCGCCGAGTGCTACGCCGGGGAATATCACGGTGACGCTATCGGCTAATGCTTCGGCGACGCAGACTGAAACTGCTGAATTTGTCACTATGGCTGGATTAACGACGATTTGGCAGCATGAAATAGGTACAGACGCGGTTGATGGCGACACCTTTTTGGCTATCGAGAGTTACTTTGAAACATCTGACTTAGGTTGGGTGGCAGGTGGCCCTGCGCAGTCTCCACAATTTCCTGCGGGTAGCGTAGGTGAAAACAAGTGGTTGCATCTTGAGCGTATTGAGCCTGACTTTGTGCAAGAAGGCGAGATGTACGTACAAGTCGTAGGTAGGCCTTATGCGCAAGTTAGTGACACCTATAGCCAGCAGTATGCTTTTCAGCCGAACACGAGCAAAGTCGATATGCGTGAGCAGAGAAGATTAGGCAGGTTGAAGTTCGGCAGCAATGTTTCTGGCGGCAACTATCAGATGGGTCGCGTGCTGATTAGTGCTGACTTTGGCGATGTCAGGGGCTTCAATTGAGCGATATTGCGCTTGTTTACGATCCTCGTTATCACACTTGGGATTCGTGGTCGTCTCTAATGGTAGAGGCTTACGCAGGTCAGCAGTTAGCTATTCCTGATGGCGACTGGAAGACTTGGGCGGCATCTTTGAAGGCGATTGACGTATTTAGTAATGAAGCGATTCCGGGTCCTTATGTGTTCGATAATTGGCAAGATTGGGCGGCTGCGTTAGTAAACGCAATAAATGTAAACCCTTATCCTCCGTTGAAATAATGGCGCTAACAAGATCCGACGTTAATTACGTCTACCAAAGCTATCTAGGGCGCGACCCAGATGAGGGGGCTATTGCCGACCTTGTGGGGCAGGATATTGATCGTTCGCAGCTTGTTAGCACGATTACGAGCTCGGACGAATACAAGAGCTTAACGCCAGAAGATCAAATTACTCGGCAGTTCCAGAACGTCTTAGGCCGCGCCCCAAGCGAGAGTGAAATAGAGCGCATCCAGTCAATGGATGACTATTTCAACTACGAGCCTATGACGATGGGCTCAAGAGAGAAAGCTCAACGGCTGGACTTTAAACCCTCGGTTCTGCGTAACGACTTGATGAAGTTGCCAGAAGCCAACCTAGTCCGAGTCTATAAAAACTATCTTGGGCGGCTTCCAGATGAAGAGGCATATCAAAACTATCTAACGCAGTTTGAAGCCGAGCCCCCTAAAGGGCAAGACTTGATGGGGCAGCAGTCCCGTCGTGAGCAGAAGTTAGTCGATACTAACTATGACTTCAAACTTGATCCAAAGCGGATAGAAGAGGTGGGTTGGTCGCCAGAGGCTCAGCAGTACATCAACTCGAAGTTTGATGAGCAGGCGCGTGCTTATGCCGCTGAGAAGGGTATAGAGCTGCCTGATGACTTTTCTGCGTTAGCTCAGCTAAGAAACCCTTACCAAGACAATCGGGCGGGCATGGAGGGTTTAAACCTCATGAACCCGATTACTTACGAACCGGGTTCGTTTGGTACTGCGGAAAAACCCGTTGAATATGACGTCCATTCAGGCGCTGACCTGTACGACATCCCTGTGACTGCGATGTGGTTCTCAAAAGCGGGAACGGCGGCGTTTACGGATGAAGAAAAAGCTAGGCGGATGGTTGAGTTGTACGGCCCTGCGGCTGCGGTTGAGG